TAACTCAGTCCTGACCGCCCTGTGTTGGAATAAGTCACTGATTGAGTCCCGTTGAGATTCATTAGATCGCTGAAGCTTTTTATAGAGCTATTGACAGGCGCAACAATTATCATTGAAACTTTTCCAATGTCTGCCACAGCCTCTATATTGTATGAATCGTAGATATGAGACTTGAGTGCAAAATTCAAAGTGGTACCAATGAACATAAACACTGATTCATTTTTAGATAATTGCAGCATGTGGTTTGTAGCAATTTCGCCATTGCCGCCGGGTTTGTATTCAACAACAGAATTTCTGCCACCTATTTCTTTCAAGTCTCGTTGAACTAATCTCATTATTCTATCTCCAGGACCACCAGGATTAAACGGCAATATTAATCTGATGTCATTGGCCCATGAGGTCACAGACAACGTTAGCACAGATAGTGCTAGAATTTTTTTTAAATTAGATAGCATATTCTTGATATTGAGAATTAAGAATTTGATTTGTTTTTTCTGTTGCCAGGCCAGTGATGATAAGACTAGTCCGTGGTTGTAAACTAGCATTGGCTGTACCGTGTGGTACATCTTCCCATTTAAAGACATGGAAGTCACCTGCCTTCCAATGGCTATAGTTGTGTGTACCATAGATATAAAAATGTCCTGGTTCCCAATCTTCTAAGCACACAATAATTCTTCTTAACTTTGACTGATCTGCGTCTGCATAATGAGGATAAGCATCAATGTGATAATTGAACACTTGTCCAGTCATTTGCACATGAGCTCTAGCAGTAACTCGCTCCATGCCAAAAAACTCAATCATCTTATCAAATATAGCATATCTAGAGACATCAGTGTCCGCCTGAACCAAGGTCATTTTAGGATCGCCACCTCCGCGCACAATATCGAGTTCTTGACTTTTTATTCGAGCTTCTCGGGCCGTGGTCATTGATGCATTGTTAGCTGCACCGGCAATGTTTTCCCAATTAATTTTTTTACTTGATGAAACAAGTTCCTGGACTTCTAAGTCCCAAGAGCCAGTGAACTTTCCGCATACTGTGAACCATTCGCCGGCTTCGTCTTTCTTAGAGTAATCAAAATGATATTTGCTATTTTGCTTACCTTGGTCAAAGAAACTCTTGTTGATGATCAATGCAGGCCTCTTAATCCTGATACTACACCCGGACTAAACCAAGTTTGATACTTGTCGTACAGCGGTGCAAAGCTAGCAGCTAACTTGGCTTTTTCTGCGTCGTTCATAATCACCGTAGGAATACCAAGCGCAGCCGCTTCACGTTGCACTTGCCCAACACTGGCCAAGCTCTCTGCACGTTCCATCAAGGCCGCATTATGCGCTGCACGAGTAAAGATAGATTGTGTTTCAGCATCAAAGCTGTTCCAAACAGTCTGATTGATAACAATGCTGGTTAGGAACAAGTTGTGCTCAGTATGGTTGATTACTTTGCTGGCCTTGTCGTAGCCCAACAAGAAGAAACGTGGATAAGTTGCTTCCCCACTGTCAACTTCACCAGATATCAAGGCAGAGCCAAAATCTTCAGTAGGAATAGTCACAGCCTTGGCATTTAGGCTTTCGAACATGTCAATGCTGACAGGATTATTAGTACAACGGATTTTCAAATTACGAAAGTCAGCCATGGTTTCGATTGCTACATTACTAGGCATTGTGCGAAAGCCACCGGAGAATGTGTAGGCTAACGGCTTGATGTTGCTACGTGCCGCAACACCAGCCAACAATGCTTGACCAATTTCACCATCAAGCATGGTTTGTGCCTGGTCTGCGTTGCTAAACAGATATGGTAGTCCCCATGCATACAAATCACGATTAATAGCCGCCAAGTTGTTTACATAGGTGGTGGCCATATCCATCTGCCCTGAATTAACACCGTCGATTACAGCCTGGCGATGTTCAGGAGTGCGACTGGTTAGATGTGTACCGGCTACTTTATTGTAGTCTGGGAGATCTAACACAGTAATAGTGATACGTCCGTTTGTCTCAGCAGCTACTTCTTGAGCAAAATGGCGTGCTGCCTTGTGAAAAACTTCGTATGGTTCATGGGCTAATACCCAGGTTAAATTAATTGGTTGCATGGATTTTTTCCTTCGAAAGCGGGACTGTGGCCCCTGTGCTTTTATTTAGCACATTTACATAGCCACAGCACCGTTTCCGTTCCTAAACCCAATTTCGCCACCTTCGTCGGCGATGCGCTTGTACACATCTTCCAACAAGATAGGGGCAAAATCAGTTTGCTCCACGCATACGCAATGATAACGTACATCGATATCGTTACTGTACAACACGGTACCAGTCTTGGCATCTACACCACGTGCCTTCATAACACGATTTGCGTGAGTGTGTCCGTGGATGTTGGTACCAAACCGACCTAAGCTATCACTATGTAACGGAATGTGACTCAAGATAAGTCCGTTCATCACATGGTACGCCCGCAACTCACGAAAATACCTGCGGTATTCCTCGTCACGGAAAATGTCGTGGTTGCCACGAATCAACACCTTGTCGCCGTTCAAGCGAGCCAAAGTACTCAACGCCTTTCGATTAATAACAACGTCACCTAAATGGTACACCTTGTCAGTGGGCTTGACACGCTCGTTCCAAGCCTTGATCATGGCCTCGTCCATTTCCTCAGGACTATCCCACGGACGTAATTTTGTAACACCATCGTTACGGGTAAATCGACACACACCGGCATGGCCAAAGTGTGTGTCACTAACTAAAAATGTAGCAGGCATATGCCCTCCTTAAACAGTTATCCAATCATCTGAGTCCTGGTATTCAATGCTTTCGCTACCGTCATACTCGGTTATCTTTATAAGTTGGCCTTGGTCGACCCAAATCACGGTTAGGTCTTTGAGACCACCTAGGTAAGCAGCGGGCCACTTCACAAGTGCATAAGCCTGCATCTGTTCAACATCACCCTTGAGCACAAGATCTGCCATACCAGCGTCAAACAGCATATCAGAATATTTGCCGGTGTTCCAGGTTGACCAGCCGGCACCAAACCCTGGCGAACATAACACAGCAACCTTTCCGTCACGTATCAATTTGTTCATCGCCCCCAACCTATCTTTGTATTCCTTTAATCATTTTCATGATCGTAAGATTTTTTGTCACTGTCGTAAGTCCAGCCCAACTGCCGCATCAGCTTCTGCTTGACACGCAAATTTGGAATCCTGGTGCGCTCACAATCTTGGAAACCCATCATAACACCAACTTCTGCTACAGCACCTGAACGGCACAGTCCTGCCAAGCAATGCACCACCACGTTCATGCGCTGATTTAAGGCATGTTGCAATAGACGCACAATTTCTTCGGCTTGCTGATCCGAAATCTTGGCTTCTTCAGGGAAGCCATCTTTGTCTTCGGCATCAAGGAACTCAAAACGATGAGTTTCCTTAAAGTTGTGCGTGGACTCGGGCCACCAGCTAGGCGCAGGGTCCATGATCTGAATCAGCATGCTATTTTCGCCAGCTTCGTGGTGGTACCGCATGGGCACATCAGCAGCAGCTACGTTTTCAATCCAAGGCATAAAAAAATCTCCTAATGCACAATTATAGCACATCAGGAGATTCTGGTCAATACTACAAAAGTGTTACAGTGGTCTGCGTCGGCGCGGTGGGTTTATGTCTATTTCTTTGTAGAGATATTTTCTCCCAACAATCCCGGCCTCGATCTCCATTAGTGCTGTGACCACAGGCCCGCGTCGTGATGTTACTCGTGGTGCATCTCCTCGGCTGAGTTCTCGAGCCCTACGGCTAGCAATTAACACAAGGTCGTATCTGTTTTCTACCGCAGCTACTGCTTCTTCGCTGCTGAGGCCTAATCGGCGATCAGCTTCGTTCTGAGTTTTATTTAATAATTCCATTTGAATGTTGATCTTTCTTTTGTTCTAGGTCTTGAAACAGTCTACGCTCTTGAGCAGTAAGTCTGTCTTTTTTGTACCAGGCGTTGCGTCTAGGATTACCGCACAGTGCACACTTGGGGTTACCACAGTCCATAGCATGTTGCTTGGCTAGTCGATGCGGTTCTTTTATGGGCTTATCGTTAAATCCGATGCCATGCTGTCGAGCAATTTTAACCTGTCTAGCAATGGCAATGTCATCTTTGTGTCTGCGTCGACTGTTTTTAAATTTAGCAAATTCGTTAGCCATTATTCACCTCTACCTGATGTTTTTATTTACAAGTATGCAAGAATTATAGCAAAAAAATTATATTGTGTCAACTCATGAACTTAGTACACGCGACACACTAGTAATTACCGCAGCAATTCGTCCAATGTCACGAAGTTGTTCTACAGTATAGCCTTCTGCCTTCAGCGTTTCGTAGTGTGCTTTTACGCAGAAGTGGCACTTGCCCACAATTGATGCAGCCAGGCTGTAGGCTTCAAAGTTGGCCTTGGTAGTTCCACCGTGGCTGGCAATTGCATTCATACGCAACTGTGCTGGCAAGCCTTTGAGTTGTTCGTCATCGGCCATTTCAACATAGGGATACCAAATGTTGTTTTGCGCCATGATAGATCCAGCTGTGACAGCAGCATCGGCTTCTTTACGGTCCGCTATCACTGAGTGTAACCAAGTCCAGAACTTGGTGTTGCCTGTGGCAAATGCAGCGGCCACAGCACAGGCTTCGGCTTCTTCCGGTGACAATGCGCTGCGTTTGATCACAGCATCAATGTTGAGTCTGGCATCCTTGGCGTAGTCAGGAATGGTTTCTTTGAGTTGATCCACCCATTGAGTCATCGCGTTTGTTCTCCTAAAATTTTGTAACCACGCCCAGTGGGATGAATGCCGTCTGCACTCATGTGTTCCATGGGTCTAGGCAACACTGTGTCTCCGTACTGACGAGCAATACGCTCGATGGCGTCTTGCGGCACTGGTTTGCGCTCACGGCCTGGACTGATCCAAAACACTCGATCAGCCTTGATAGAAGAACGCATTTTCAACAATTCTCTTTCGGTGGCAACGCCTTGATGATCATTGGCGCCCAGGCTGATGATCACAGTTTTGTATGGTCTGCCACTGGCCACATTGAGATAGTCACGGTTCCACTGCCACGAGTTCCAGCCACCGCGGCTGTAGCTCACACAGTCGGGTCTGGCAGC